GAACTCGCTGACGCCAGCCTCCTGGCTCGTCATGCCGGATGAGCCGTCAGCGCCGGGTCAGCGCATAGAGCACGACAAGAAAGCCCACCAGAATCAGCACCAGGTTCTGCAGTTCGTCCGTCGTCACCGCGAGTTCCTGATCCTCGTGCTGCAGCTCGTCGCGATCGTGCTGGCCTTCGCATGGCTCGCGGGGGCCATCGGCCGGACCCCGTGGTTTCTCCGCAGCCCCTAGTTCGCGAAGAACACGATCGACCCGCCCAGGTTATACGTCCCCGCCGTGAAGGTGCCCGCGAACCCGTTCGGCGTAATCTCCAGCTGGCTGGCACTGATCGGAATGAACGTCCCCGCGTTGCCGCTCATCGGCCCGCCATAGACGGTATTCCCCCCGCCGGTATGCCGGGCCGGCGTGTAGCTCCCGGGGACCTTGATGAAGATCTTGTTCACGCTGCCGGTCATGGTGAGGTTGTAATGAAAGAACCAGGTCACGATCTTCCCCACCACGACATAGGCGTTCGTGAACTGGGAATTGATCGTGAGGCCACCCCCGCTCGCGGTGAAATCGGCCGCATTGAAGGCCACGTCGACGAGCGTGGTGCCGAGGGTCGCCCCGCCCGCGGCTGCGAGCTGGTCGACAAAGAGCTTCGTCAGGCCGGCGTAAATCTGATCCCCCGCAATGATCGCCCGGCTCGAGGCGAACGCGAGGGACGTTTCCTGGTTCCGCGTGACCGTGAGGGTATCCCCCACGATGGCGGTGACCCGGACGATTTCGCTGTTGAGCACGGTCGGGATCGTGTTGGCTTCGGTGACCACCACGTTGAAGGGGGGCGTGGGGAACCGGGCCGCATGGCCGGTCGGGAGCCCGATCGACGTGCCGGTGGTCGCGGGGCTCGGCGGAGTCGCCACGGTCGAATAGGCGAAATTGGCGTAGGCGTCCATCTGGCGCTCCTAACTGGTCTCCCCCGTCGCCGGCGGGGGCGCGGTGTCCGCGAGGGTGCGGAGAAAATCCTCGAAGGTCGTGCGGGAAGTGGCGCTCCGCGCGTCGATGGTCGGGAACACCAGGCCCCGGGCATTGAACGGGCCGATCTGGACGTCCTGGATGCGGAAGATCCCGTGAATGTCCGCGGGGGCCGCGAGGTCGACCGTGATCAGGGACCCCGATCGCGTTTTCACGTCGCGCGATCGGTGCGCCAGGGTTTCGAGCACCGTGCTATGGGCCTTGAGCAAGGCCTGGCCGCGTGAGGCCGCTTCCTCGAGCCCGATCCGCCCATCTTTCAGCAGGCCTTCGCGGACCCCGGTGCCCCCCAGCACCGCGGCGAGCGCGGCCTGCGCCGGTTCATCATCGAGAATGACCACGATATTGACATCGGTGCCCCGGGGGATCGGCGTGGTCATGGCCCCGGCGCCCGTCGCGGGGATCCCCGTGAGTGCGGGCGCGGCACTGATGGTCGTCCCCCAGGGAACCGACTGCTGCAGGCTGCCGGGCTGGGGCACGGGCGGGATCCCCGTGATCGCCGTCGAGGTCAGGCCCGTATAGCGGATCACCTGATTCCCGATGATCACATAGCCCCCGTTGACATCGAAGGGGGCGACACTGGTCACAGGGATCGTGGACGATCCCGCGGGCACGAGATCGGTTTTCGCCACGAGCCCCGAGGTATCGGACGTCGGCGCGTTCGCGCCCAGCGACCCGTCTGCGACATCGTCATAGCTGGACATCGCGGTCGCGCTGTTGTTCGCGATCGTGGTCAGGAGCTTCAGTTGCGCCCCGCCGGCCGTGGTGCGGTAGATCTTGCGGGACGTCGTGCCGCTGGGCCCCGGGGGAATATTCGTGAGGGTGACGCGCGAAAAATTGACGCTGCCCGCGATGTAGTCGGGGTGCGGGGGCGTATTGACATTGCCAAGATCGCTGTCGGCCCGTCCCTCAGTAAACCAGGTCCCCGCGGCCGGCGGGATGCCAGCCACCATGGATCCGACCAGATACCAGGACCCATTCGGGTGCTTGCGATAGACGGCCAGCACGCGGGCGGAACTGTCCACGGCGCCGGTATAGTAGTTGCGACCGAAGTAAAACGCTGATGGGCGCCCGCTGAGCGTGATACAGGTCCCGAAGCCGGAGCTCCCGATCGGGCCGACTTCCGAAAACCCCGAGGCCCCATAGACCCAGGCCAGCGCGTATTCATACGTGCGGCCGACGGTCAGACTTGAGCCGGGGGTGTCATAGGCGGGCGGTGAGATCCCCGGCGTGGCCTGCGGGCCGGCGCCCACGCGAACCGTGAGCAGCGGACTGGGCACGGTTTCCCCGGTGCCCGTCGCCCAGGTATACGCATACTGATGCACGCCCGCGGGATTGTTACTCGCCCCCTGGGCGATGATGGCCGTGGGCGCACTGGTCGGGAGCGCCCCGGTCCCCACTTGCGCGCCGGCGCCCCCCGCGGCGATGCCCGTATACCGGATCCGCTGGGGGCCCGCGCGCACGAACCCCCCGCTCTGGCTATACCAGCTCAGATCCGACACGGGCAGCTGCGGACTCCCGGCCGGAATTTCGCCCGGCGCCGTGCCTCCCCCGCCTTCGACAATCGCGCGGGTCACGACCTGCGTGAGATCCCGCACGTAGGAGAGTTGAGCGAGGGAGGGATGATCGAGCGTGAGGGTATCGGGGGGCACGCCGATCTGCGCGTCCGCAGAGGCCACATGGATCACCTTGTCGTAGTCGCAGTAGACGATCCCGCCGATCCGATTGGCGACCTGATGCAGGGCGTCGATCACCGTGGAGTTGGTGAACGTGAGCTCATCGAGGACCGGGAGGCCGGCCTGGATGTCGCCGCGGAATCCGACCGGCGCATAGCGCGTGAGAATATCGGCCGCGATCGCGGACGCACTCTCTGTGGTGTAGTGCCCGCTGTGGATCGTGGCCTCGAGGAGCCACGTGTAATCAGTGGCTTCGACGTGCCAGAGCGAGTGCAGCGGATTGTTCGCCGCGAAGATCTGCGTGGTGCGGAGGATGATCCCCGCGAACAACCGGGGCGCGGGCGCGGCCGCGGGACTGCCGACCGCGTAACTCCCGAGATACATCCCCCCGAGATAGCCCAGGCCGGCCGCGGGGGTCACGGGCGCGGAGGCCACGGGCGGAAGGGTGACGAGAATTTCGTCGCCCTCGTGCGGTTTCGTCCCGCGCACGGTCGCGGTCAGCGTGTTCGGGTCTTCGTTCAGGCGATCGTTGATCGAGAGGGACTCGACCAGGATCGATTGCGGGGTCCCGGGGCCGGTGCTGGCGCCCGCGATCGTGATCACGAGCCCGCCGGCCACGACGGCCGGCATCAGACGCGGGTCCCGGGCCGCGTAATGCGGGACATCATCGCGTCGCCGACCAGGCGCCCGATCTGGTCCATCGCATAGGGGTCATCCATGATCGGATAATTCATCGTCACGGCGCCCGGCTGCAGGTTGACGATCGGGGCGCCCCCGCCCGCATGGATCGGGGTCCACTCCAGTTTGCCGGTGAGCGGGTTCATCGCCATGGTGGATTGGCTGGGCCCCAGGCCAAACCCGAGCATCGAGCCGGGCGCATGCGAGAGTTTGTCGAGCTCCGCGGAGGTTGGGAACCCCGCGAACGCGGCCTCGTGGGTGCCCCAGCTGTTCATGGTCTCCTGCATGGCCTTCGCTTCGTCGTGGGCCCGACCCATGGCCTGGGCGCTGGCGTCCGCAGCGAGGGCCGCTTCATACTCGGCCTGGGCGAGCCGTTCCCAGGTGTTGACGAGCGGGTCGAGCACGGTCAGGGCCTGCTGGGCGCTGGCGACGAGATCGAGAAATTCCTGGGATTGATACTCGGTCGACTTCGCAGATCGCTCGATCGCTTCCTTCGCCGCGGCCATCGAGGCCTCGAGCTCCTTGAGCTGACTCTTGCTCAGCGTTTGGATGTTGCCCCCGAGCGCGTGGATCGCTTCGCGCCACTGCACGAGTTTCTCGATCGCGCCGACGCCCAGGACTTCGTCGCGAATCTCCAGCACGCCATCCCAGTGTCGCTTGATGGCCGCGGTGATCCGCGCGTGTTCCTTCTCGGATTCTTTGGCCGCTTCCTGTTCGGCCTTGAGGGCGGCCTGCACGGCCGCAATCTGGGACGCGGTCAAGCCGTAGGCGGTCGCGACGTTCTTCAGCGATACGCCGTGATCCAGCGCATACTTCGCCGCTTCGACCGTTGTCCCGTTGATCGTCTGCAGCACCTTCGCGTGGTCCTGGGCGGCGATCGTGACTTCTTGGTTAGCCTTCTTCCATTCGTCCAGGGCCTTGGCGTTCTCGGTCGCGGCCTTCTTGTGATCGTCGACCCACTTCTGATTGATGCGAAGGGCCTCGGACATGTCCGTGATCTGTCGGCCGGCCCGCTCGCTCGCGAGTCGCAGCACATCGGCGCCGGCGCCCGCTTCTTCCGCGGCCACGTCGCCCCAGCCCATGAGCGTGGACGCATTCTTGGCAATGATGTTGTCGAGGTCGAAAAATTCCGCGACCGTGCGCCCAATCTTCCAGCCGGCCATCGCCGCCGCGAGGATCAAGCCCACCGTGCCCAGGAGACCCACCTGCACAATGGACTTTCCCGCCGCGGCCGCAATGTCCTCAATACCTTTGATTGCCGGCCCGATCCGAATCCCTACTGAGGCCAGCGCATCATCGAATTGTCGGAAGGACTCCCGGAGGCTCAACACGTCCCCGCCGGTCATGTCCGACATGTTGCCCATCGTGGCAATCGCCGCGCCGGTCTCTGCGGTCTGCCCTTCGAGCTCTTTGAGGTCGCCTTCGGCCTTTTTGACTTCGCCAGAGAATTGCGAGAAATCGGCGGCGAAGGTGGCGGTAATCATCGGGCCTGCTTCTCCAGCTCCTCGATGATGATCTCGTAGACCTCGAGCGGGAGGTCCGTGACCCAGTCATAGCGCCAATGAAAGGTGCGCGCGATCATCAGGTCCGTCACGATGCCGGCGCGGCGGTGAGGGTTTTTTTTTGGTCCTCACGGGCCGCGGCTTGCTTGGTTTCATGCGCGGTCACGGCTTCGATGAGCTCACGATAAGTGTCCGGGTCGAGATCATCGAGGACCGATCGCCGGAGCTCCTGGGGGTCCTGCACGTCGTAGGGGATCGGCTGATGGTCGATGCAGCTGACGAAGGACCAGCCGACGAGATAGGCCAGGAGCTTCGCAATCCCCACCTTCGCGGGGTCCAGGCGCATGACGTCCCCGTCGGTCTCGCGGATCTGGCTGTAGAGCAAGGCGCGATACTCCCCCGCCGTGAGCTCGCGCTTCACGTCAATCCAATCGCCATCCGAGAGCGCCAGGCGGACCCGTTCGGGCTTCACGCCCCGTTCACGCATTACGCCTCCATCGGGCCCAGCGCGGCCTTCAAGTGCTGGGGGTCAGTCAACGTCACGGTCACGACTGGCCAGCTCCAATGCCCGCCTTTGCGCGGGGCATTGAACCGGAGCGGGGTCTGCCGGAGCTTCAGCGGATCGGCGCGGGTCAGCGTGGCCTCGAGCGACCACTGCCCCGCGCCGGACTTCTTCACCCGCCAGCTCTGACACACGGCAGCGGTGTGCCAGTGCCACGACACGGTGCCCTCGGCGCCGTGCAGGACGAGCTCCTGAAACACTTACGCCCCGGCGCCCGGGAGCGTCCACGGGCCGGCTGCGTTCCAGGTGCCCTTGACGGTCGGGGCCGCGAGCGTGCAATCGATCGACGCACTGAGGTACGCCAGGCCTTCCCACTTGACGCCGGTATCGCTCGTGTTGTGGATCAGCGACAGCGTCCCCGGCGTGCCACTCGCCGCGGCTTCCCAGAGTGTCGTGTCCGCCGCGTTGAAGAACCCGCTCAGGTCCCCCTTGCAGTCAGGCAGCCCGGGGACATAGACGCGGTTGGTGTCCCCGAAGCAGCTGACGTCCTCCATTTCGGTGCTGTAGTCGAGGGTCCAGCCGTTGAGCGAGATGATCGGGGAGAGCGAGGTCCCCCCGGCGGGGTCCCAGCTCACCGATCCGAAGCGGCCTGTTTTGATCGCCATTTACTCTTCTCCTGTCACGGTGTCGGCGCCCGATTGATAGAGGAGGTCCACGACCTGGGCGATCGCCTGGGCGCGGTAGGACTGGGCGATCGGGTCGAACGTGGGACGGGCCGGCATCCGGCCGCGGTTGTCCCCGAAGCGGTTCGCGCGGGGTCTGGTGCCATGCTCGTAGAGCCACGCATGGGGCGCGATGTTCTTGAGCTCGGCGCCCGCGAGCACCAGGCCGCGGTGCGGGACGACCACGATCCCCCGCCGCAGGCCCCCTTCCACGTAGGGATAGGCCGATCGGATCGCGTCCCCCGCGTCGAAGGCCGATTGCACCATGATCCCTTCGGTTTCACTCACCAGGTGCTGCGTCATGGCCTGCAATTCCCGTTTGAAACTGTCGAGGCCCGACCAGGTCACGCCTTCGAGTTTCTTCATGGCCTTACTCGTAGACGGACGTGCAGGCGAGCACGAGCACGCGGTCGCGTTCCTGCCGGTTCTCGATCGCGGTGACGTGATAGATCCGGTCGCGGACATGCACGCGGGTCGTGAGGGTCACCCCCGGCCGGTGGTGGCCCGTGAGCCGTACCTGCCCGGTTCCGGCGTCCTCGTAGGCGCACCACCAATCCGGGGGATCGAGCGGCTCGAAGGTCCCGTCCGCTACGGGCACGTCGAGGGTCACGCGGTGACGATAGGCCCCGGTGTTCATGCGCTCACCGTGGGATCGCGGTAGGCCGCGAGCAGGGCGTAGACCTTCGGCCAGGCGTCAGGCGTCTGCCCGTCGCCGCGGTCGTCGAAGTAAAACGCGGTGAGGAGCTGGATGGCGTGCGTGACGGGCTTCGGCGCGGTCTCGGCGGTCCAGGTCGCGTCCGCGAAGGGGCCCAGATAGGACAGCACCGCTTCCTGCGCGGTGTCGAGCTTCTGCTGGATGTCCGCGTCGGAGTCGGTCCCCGTGATCTTGAGATGGACCTTGGCCTGCTCGAGGGTCCAGAGCGGGGGCAGCGGGACGCGGGAAAAATCCAGCGGGCTCATACCGGCGCCGGCTCCTCCGCGGCGACGGGGATCGATCCCGGGGCCGGCGCGGGGCGCTCGCGGTCCGCGAGTTGGTCGACGGGCCAGTTCTGCTGCTGGAGATACGGCGAATCCCCGCCCTCGACGGGCCCGAGGTCGTAGAAGGTCGCGCGCACTTCGTTCGGGCTCATGCCGGACACGATCGCATTGCGCGCGGCCATCGTGCGGCTCTGCGAATCCATCCACGTGAGGAGCGTGTCATCGAATTCGATCTTGAGATAGGACGGGAGCTCGAGGCCCGCCGTGAGGCCCGCGGCGATCGCGGTCATGTGCGGCTGCAGGCAATTGCTGATGTATTGCAGCTGGCTCGCTTCGGCGTTCGCGTAGGGCGGTTGCTTCGTGCTGTTGATGATCGAGACCGGCATCCCGAACACTTTCGCGATCGTCTCCTCGGTCCAGCCCAGTTGCGCGATGAGCTGCATATCGACCGCCGAGGTCTGCAGCGGCTTGAGCTCCATGCCCAAATCGAGGACGAGGGTGCCACTGGTGCGAAACTTCAGGGCTTCGTCTTTGACGCGGGCCGCACTGAGCGGATCGAGTTTCGTCGGGGCCACGAGCGCGAACGGCGCCCGTCCGCCCGATTGAAAGAACGCCGTGGAGCTCGATTGAATCGCCTGGGCCTGGGAGACGGCGCCAGAGATGGCCGCGAGCGGCGACAGGCCGATCAGCGGATGCCCCCAGCAGTTCCACCGCAGGTGAATGACCTCGCGCGCGGGGGCGACGACGGGCTGGGTCTCGTTCGGCAGCCCCGCGAGCTCGTTCGATTGGAGCTCGTAATAGACGCTGCTGTCGGGCGCCACGAGGACCTTGACCCGCGCGGGGTCGAGCACGTCAAGCTGATTGACGACGCCGCGGTCGTCGCGGTGCTTCAATAGATACGCATTGCCCTGGAGCAACAGGCTTGCGGTGATCTGCTCGTGAAACTGCTGCGGGGTCTGATAGTGATTCGGCTTCCGGAGCACGGGACTGTACGCGGGGTTCTGGGTCTCACTCCAGAACCCGTTCGCGTCCCGCTCGAGCAGCAGCGGGGGCGCAATCTTCCCAATGTCGGCCGCAATCCGCGACACAACCGCGAACACACTGGGATTGAGCACGGCGGATTCCGCGGTGAGGGGATCGTTGTGCTGCCACGCGCCCGTGTAGGGCTCGCGGACGATCGGCCACCACGGATCGCCGCGCGCCACGGTCAACAGTCCCGTGACGCGCGACCGAATGGTTGAGAGCACGCCCATGACGGGCCCCGTCCTATTCAGCAGCCAGCATGGCGCCGGCCGGCGCGGGCCACGTCGCAGCCGTCAGATACTTGCAGGCGTTCGCGTTGGCCTTCTTCCAGTTGACGAAGCGTTCGGCGCGGAGGGCGACCGCGTTCGTCTGGAACATGCTGACGTAGACGGTCGTCGCATCGGCAGGCGAGGCCGGCGCGCTGTCCATCTGCAGCGAGGCCTCACCGCTCGCATCGATCGTGACCCCGCCATCGTCGGCGTACATGACGAGACCGGGCTGGAGCGCGATCACATTCGTGCCCACGGTGTTGCTGACAATGAACGTGATCCCCTTCCAGCTCCCGCCGTTGATCCCGATCCCGGGAAACTGGGGCGTCCCGTCACTGTAGGTTTTGAACGACAGCGCGAGCGCGTTGGCCGGCGACAGGATGAACGTGAGCCCGTCGACGGGAATGTTGTTCGTCGTGAAGTGATTCACCAGGCCGAGAATGTCCGCGAGCGGATTCGTGGTCGCGGCCGCGGTCGGGGCACCATTCGTGATCGAGGCCGGATGGAGACCGGCGACGGCGGCCACCGCTGGATCGATGAATTGCGTATCGATGAACGCCGCAATCCCCTTGACCATCTCACGGCGCACGACGTCCTCAGCCTTCGGTGAGCTCAGGCGGATCAGTTCCTGGGTGAGGACGATGATCCCGGCGACCTTGGCCCAGTCGAGCGTCAGGCTCGCGAACGTGAGCGAGGTCACGGGCTTCGGCTTGGCTTCCCCCACCCATCCGTAGGTGCCCCCGCCGGTCTGCTGCGGAATCTTCACGTTGAACGGCACGGTGTAGAGGCCGGGGATGCGGTCCACAATCGTGGCGTTCCGCAGGAGCTCGACCAGGTCCTTGGAAATGTTGGGCTGCACGAGCGGGCCGGCCCAGGTCGCATCGGTCGCGGTGCCCGGGGCCACCGCAGCCTTCAGCGCCAGCGCGACTTCCGGCGTGCTGTCGTTCCAGCCCCGCTGCTCGGCATACTGCCAGGCGCTCATGCCGTAATTCTTCGCATCGAGCTTCGCGCAGACGTAGCGGATGAACACGGTGCCCTTCGGCACGACCGGGGCGACGCTGATGTGGGACGGAGCGAAGGGCCGCGCGGGGACCACCGTCGCGGTGGCCTTGAGATGCTTCTCGGTCGTCTGCCACCGGCCGATCTGGTCCTCGAGGTTCGCGGCTTCGGCGGTCAGCACGTCATGCCGCGCCTTCTGATCGTCGGTGAGCTCCGGGCTTTCCATGATGGTGCCCATTTCCGCGGCGACATCGGCGCGGCGCCGGTCGAGTTCGATGATGCGGTCCGCAGCGGTCATGCCCATAGGTCTCTCCTGGTCCAGTGCTTTGACAAGGCGAATCCGCGCAGAGGGATTCGCGGGAATGGTGACGAGCGAGAGCTCGCAGATTTCGGTATGGGTCAGCCGGCGGGCGCCGGACTTCAAGTGCTCGATCCCGTTCGCGAGAATCCGCAGGCCGACCGACACGCCCGTGAGGACGCCGGCCTTGATGGAACTCGCGGCCTCGTCCACGCGGGTCTTCAGCGGGCCTGGTTCCTCGACGTCGGGAATGACCGCGTCGAAGAGAATCCCCTCGGGGGTCGCGGTCAGCGTCACCGTGCCGATCGGCTGGCGCGGGTCGTGGTGGAACAGGAGCGGGAGCGGATTGCGGAACGTGACGCCGGCCGGGTCGACACTGTCGCCCGTGCGATCGAGTTCGGGCGTGGACGCGATGCCGCTGAACCGGCGCCCGGTCGGGGCGACCGATTTCAGCGTGAGGACACTATAGGCGCGGTCCACGGGATGGTCGGGCACTATACCGTGGGCGCATGGGTCTGTCCAGACCCATCTCAAATCGTTATCCGACCACGAGGACCGAATACTCCGCCTGCTGGAGGTTCCGCTCCATCGCATCGATCGCCATGATGAGCGCCACGACCCCGTCGATCCGTTCGGTCGACGCGCGCTTACTCGGCTTCAGGTTCCCCGCGGGATCGGTCTCGACCGACACGTTGCTGACGTTCCAGCGGAGGATCGGATGGCCGTCGTGCCGCAGCGACCGTGACAGGATACTCTTCTCGAGGGACTTCGTCGCCGCGGACAGGGCCGCGAACGTCTGCGGGACCTTCACGAGCGGGAACCCGTCGAGCTGCTCGAGCCGGTAGACCAGGCTCGTCGCGTTCCACGGATCGATCGCGACCATCTGCACGTCGAACTCCGCGCGCCAGGCATGCAGGTGCGTCCGGATCACTTCGTAGTCCCCGACCGTCGGCCCCGGGATGGTCGTCAGCATCCCGGCCCGCTGCCAGAGGTCATAGGGCACGCGGTCGCGGCGCACACGGTTCTGAATGCGGTCGTGCGGGATGAAGAAATGCGGGAGGACGTCGAAACCCCCGCCGGCCGGGTCGGGGAACACGGCCACGAGCGCGGTCAAATCTTCGGTGGAGCTCAGGTCGAGGCCCACGTAACACGGGCGTCCGCGGAACGCGCCCCGGTCGATCGGCGTCTGACAGGCGTCCCAGGCCGCGGTGGACAGCCAGCGGGACTCCTGCTCGGTCCACTGATTGAGATACAGGCGCCGGAAGCTGTTCTCTTGCGCGGGAATCTCCTTCGCCCGGGCCGCGAGGATCTTCAAATCCTCCAGACTGCGAAAATCACCCAGTGCAGGATTTGCTTTCTTCCACACGCGGCGATCCTGCCAGTCCGCGTCCGGCGGGGCCTCGTAGAGAATCGGCAGGAACGTGGGATCGAGTTTCGGATTCTCCTGCACTTTCTTGGCGTGCTGATAGAGCTCCCAGAGGATGGAGTGCCGATCGTAGCCGGCGGTTGAAATCACCAGAAACAGCGGTTGTTTGCGGGCACCCATCGACGTCGAGAGCACGTCGTAGAGATCGCGATTGGGCGCGGCGTGGAGCTCGTCGTAGATCACCATGGACGCATTGAACCCGTGCTGGCGGTGGGCTTCGGCGGAAATCGCCCGATAGCGGCTCCCGGTCGACGGATGATCGATCCGCTTCTGGGATTCCACGATGTAGCAGTCCTCCGCGAGGTCCACGTCATTCCTGAGCATCTGCGCGGCCACGCCAAACACGAGACTGGCCTGATCGCGGTCGGCCGCGGCCGAATACACCTCGGCGCCGGTCTCCCCGTCCGCCAGGAGGCCATAGAGGGCGATCGCCGCGGCCAGTTCCGTCTTGCCGTTCTTGCGGGGGAGCATCAGCAGGCACGTCCGATACTGCCGAAGCCCATCCGTGCCCTTCCGGAAGAGCTTCCTGATGATGGATCGCTGCCAGGGCCTCAAATTGAACCCCTGGAGCGCGAACGGGCCCTTGGTATGCCGGAGCCTGTTGATGAAGGCGATCGGGTCTCCTGGGGGCGCTGGGGCCGTCTGGGGGGCCTTCTGGGGGGGAGCCATGGTCCCCCGCCGGTCGTTATAGGGGTTCGGGGCCGGTTTCGGGGCCATTATTTTGGCAAAATGGGTAGTCGGAG